GATCAGCAGCCGCTTGTCGATCGCGCCGCCGGTTTGACGCACGTTGCTGGCCGCGAACAGCGGATTTGAAGTAGTCGCCGGCAGACATGAAGCCGCGCATCGGGTCTTTCTCGACGTTTTCCTCGACGCGCATATCCGAGCCATCACCGGCGACATGGAACACGCCCTGTGCTTGCGCTTGAGCGGCGATCAGTTCTTGCTCAACATCGATTTGCGACTGGAAGCGTTCGATGTCCGCACCCTTGGCATCGGCTGCAGCTTTGTGCTTGGTGAAGTCGGCTTGCTCGGCTTCGGTCAGATCGCGGCTTTCGGCGGACGACTTGTCCAGCATGGCGGATGCCAGTTTCAGGGATTCGGATTTGGCTTGAGCGGCAGCAGCCTTTTTGGCTTGCAGTTCGCGGAGTTTCTTGTTCATGTGCTGCTCCTAAAAAGTAAAAGACCGCTCGAGGCGGCCAATGGATTGATACTGGGTTGCACATTCGGCCTACGGGCCTACGCTGCACATCGATGGATGCGCAACGGGCGGGCTGTGCTGGCCCAAAAGGGTTGGACGTAAAAAAAGCCGCTCGCGGCGGCTTGTTGCTTTCGATCTTGCGATCAGGTGAGTTGTAGCGTGCGGCGGAAGATCGCGGCGCGGTGTTCGGCGGCCGGCCGCGGAATAATCTGGGGCTCGGCCTCAATTGTTGAGGTCACCAGATCCGCACGTGCGCCTGAATTCCCAGACTTGATCGCCTTCTGCATCCTGCTGACCACATCATCGAAAGAGCAGATCCCGTCGAGCATGCCGGCGGCGAGCGCATCGGACGCCATCAAGCACCGCCCCTTGCCCATGCCGTCGCGAACTTGCGAGACCGGTACGCCGCGACCCTTTGAGATTGCACCGGTGAAGGCGGAATAATAGGCGTCGACCTGGCTTTGCAGGAATGCACGCGCATCATCCGGCAACGGACCAAGGCTATTCCCTTCGGTCTTGTATTCGCCAGCCTGAATGAAGCTGACCTTGTAGCCTTCCATCTCAAGCGCCGCGGATTCGTCGACATGCTGCATGTAGGCTCCCACACTGCCTGCCTGGCCGCCTTGCGTCGAAAACAATTGCGAGCATTGCGA